CTGAATAAGTTTCTAACATACCAATAGTGTCATCGACTTGTACAGTTGTTGATTTCTCAGGTTGAACACCGTAGTTAAGTTTCCTCCAAGTACCAGCAGGTAAACCTGATCTTACAGTAGTTCTGTGTGAAGTTGCGCTGTTAGCTTCCACTACAACAGCATCTTCTAAGATTTCGTTGGTTTCACTAATGATCTCAACGATAGTTGGAACTTTTCCATCTGGGTCAAGCCTTTTGGCCCAATCCGCATAAGAAAGGTTCGTTTGATTTAAAGCAGCCATAATAATAATCCTCTTTAAAGTTAATAAAAAAAGTTACGAGTTATCAAAAAGAACATCACCTCTTGAACGTTGCCCTGCTCCGCTTCCACGGTCAAAGTTTCCTTCTTCGGTAATCTTCTCACCAATACGAGAAAAAACCCTAATCAATTCAGGATGATTCCCCATTCTGGTTTGCTCCAAGGCTTCCTTTAGTTCAGGTGTACCAAAGACAGAGATTGCACGTTTTGCTTTCTCTACCTTCAAGTCGTAATTATCACCACCAATCTCCTTATCAGAGTTAGCAGTGTCCTTCCAGCCTTGCTCTACATCCGCCCACTGCTCCTTGATTTTTACATCAGCACCAGTGACTTTATTAGCGTATGCGTCAATCAGTTCTTGCATAGCTTCTGCTGGGACTTTGTGCTTTTCGCCAATCTCCTTCACAGAGGCAAACAATTCCTCATCAACTTCTACACCCTCAGGTAAGTCCTCAGGCAATTTAAGCTCTTCGTAACCAGTATCCTTCTCGTCTCCTTCCTTGGATTCGTCACCGTCCTCTTTGTCAGACTTATCATCTTCCTTAGAGTCTTTATCGGCTTCATCGGCGGTATTGGACGTATCTGTATTCTGATCGTCATTGCCATCATTGCCTACTTCGGTATCACCCTTGGTAGCATCATTCTCTACGCCTGCATCAAATAATTTCTCAGCAGTTGTAGAAGAATCTTGTGTTGCAGCATCATTAGTCGCTGCATTATCTGTATTTGCGTTATCGCCATTATTTGTAATAGTCATAATTACCTCGGTTGTTTAGTTATTGCTTTAACGGCCCACATAGCAGCATCCTCGTAACAAGCTTCGGATAATGAAATCAATCTCAAAACCTCTGGGTCTTTTGCTAATTCTTTAGCCTCTTGTAAAAGGTCTATTAATTCAGCAGATTTAACTTTCATTTTATCTACCAAGCTATCCTCTGATGGATTAAAGTGAATACCAACTCTGTATTCACCTAGTGTTAATTTTTTATTTTGACTCATTTTCGTCCTCAATTTTATTGTTAATAATTAAATCAGCAGTCGCTTTAGGGTGGATAGAGATACATTCATCTACCAACCATTGGGCAACTGATTGCTTGCCGCAATTAAAACCTGTAACCCCTTGGTCATTTGTTAATGGGTTACGGTATAAACCGCAGAAGTCTAGTATGCGCCACATCACCCTTTTGCCCTCAGGTGTAGATAAGACAGCCCTCAGGTCGTCATTCTCTTGGTTTGCGCCATTTTTTTCTTTATCACTCATACCAATAAACCTATTGTTAAGCAAATACCTGCAATCACAGCAGATACGATTGATAAAAACCTAAACTTATTGCCATTACATTCTTGACTCTTGGTGTATAATCCTTGAGCAAAGTATGAAGCAGCAACAGAACTTAATGCCAGTATCAAGCCAATCTTTCCTGATAATGAACCTTTCAACAAAGCTAAGCCTGCATTACTCGCAACTAGCAAGCACTGACAAACTAAACCTATGATAATGGTTAGCCCAAATGAGATAAGGTTAGAGTAGTAATGGTGTTGTACTCTGCCTTGCTCTCTTACTATTTCCAAGTTCTGCTCAACAGTTAAGCGTTGAACATAGGCTTTTCTTTTTTGTTTATTCTCCTTTTTCATCTTTAGCCTCCTTAATTTCTTTATTCTTTTCATTTATAGCCTCTTGCGCTCTTTGTTTACGTAACTCAATAGCATCAGCAAAGAAATCTTCACTGGTGTAATCGTACTTAATTTGTCCAATGTGTGCGGTGTCTTTTGATAAAGGTATGTCAATCATAGTTTTGTAACCTGCTTCTCTAGCCTTCTCAAAGAATGAAACATCTTCACCAACTCTTCCTAATGGATCAGGTTTGCCGTTCTTACCCTTCTTGTAGTATGGCTCAAAGTATGGGAACTCAACTTTATTGAATACATCCATGTTAATTAATACCATACCAGTACCCATCTCACTAGCTTCTTCAAGGTTTCTTTCCTCAAGCATGTCAATCTTGAAGGTCTTGCCTTCTGTGTCTTTAGCTACTTGAGTGTATGGGTAGTTTCTTCTTGCAACAGTTAAACCCACAATGTCATGCTTATACTTCAATGATACATCAACCAATCTTTGGCAAGCCCAAGGTGGACAAACCATGTCACTATCCATGAAAAGAATGTGAGTAGCTTTAATCTTTTGTGCTTCTGCAACCTGCATGTTTCTTGAGTGTGCAATGTCAACTGTCTTGTAGTTATTCAATGCCATTCTCAAGCGTACACTTGTGTTATGGTTTGATAGAGCTGCCAGTGACATAGCGAAATCAGCACAAACACTATCAGTGCTTGGTACTGCTACCAATACTCTGATTTTGCTGTAATCATTCTGCTCAATAGCAGGTTTCTTATTTTCAACCTTAACCTCTTTAGATTTGGTTGCTCTTCGTTCTTTTCTGTTTTTCATAATCTTATCTATAAAAATTAGTTATTTTTTACTGTTGGCGTTTTACCAAACTTAGTTAATGCTCCACCAACTATTGATCCCATATGTGGAGCTGCAAAATAAAAAGCTAATATTAACATCATTGCTCCATTCATGCTTTCCGCATATTCTCCTATTAATGTTGCTGAATTATTAAGTTTTTCTGAATCATCTACCCATACGGAAACAATGCCCAAAATCATTGCTACTAAATACTGAATTAACCATATGACAGTAATCATAAGAGCAATAAATCTTCTGGCTAAATTCTGTCCCTGCGTGGCTTCCATCCATCGTATGACCATTGATCTTGCCTCTGATCTGTCTTTAGCCGCCAATGTGGCTTTTTCTTCTTCTGTATATACCAAAGAATCCAAACCATTTTTAACGGAACTAATCACCGTATTTAGGGCTTTTTCTGTGCCAAATAATTTACCTATAAAATTCACTTTCTTTACCTCTTCAAATTTGTTAATAATTTTAATTTCAAACTCATATCCAACCTGTTCATAGAATTTTTTTAGTGTTTCTTCTGAATTCCAAACCGCAATTATGTTGGTAAATTGGTAGATAAACTCTCAACCATGTTTGAAGCGATTGAGTCGTCATCTGCTTTAATTCCTGATACATCCTTAGCTGCACTAGCCATAGTCTTAGCTCTTTCCGCTGCGGCTTGCGCTTGCGCTGCCTGTGCTTCTTGAGCTGCTAACTCGTTGGCTTCGTCATCACTACGAATAATAGCAGGGTTGATGCCTAGCATTGAACCATACTGGTCAACGGTTTCATCAAAGTTCACTTTATGTCTCGTACCTGGATTCATTTGCATAATGTTACCAGCAAAGCCCATAAAGCGATCAAGACTAGATACTCCAACTGAGCGTTGTGCCTGATGTAGAATAGACACATACTCAACCTTCACATCCATACCTTGAATCTCTTGCGGTGGCTCAGGTATTAATCCTTGCCTCCACATAATGTTAAACGTTCTTGCAATAAGTGGGTCTAACAAATCTTTGTTCAAACGCTCAAGCACAGGGCCAAGCATTAGTAATTTCTCTTCGTGTCTTTCTTCAACTTCTCTTGCAGTGATTTGCCTACGGTCTGACTGAGACAGCATTAAGAATAAATCAGCATAGAAAGCATTATTGATACGCTCTCTTATTTGAGCAGACTTAGCCTCTAATTCATTGATTCTTAAATTGACATCATGTGCAGATTGAAAGCCAGGTTTACCATTAACATAAGCAGAGTAAGTTACGCCACCTGGCATAAGTGATTTATGTTTATTTCTTAGTGATGGGTCAGCAACCATTGAAGGGTCAACCATCTTCTCAACAGCCTTTGAGGCTTTCTTCTCGTGTAATTGTAATTGTTTTACATCTCCTAGTGCATCCATACCTGGACAATCAGAAGCGTAAACGTCACCATCGTTAAGATTCCATCTAGGACAGAACACAGGGAACTCATCAAAGCCACCAAACTTTAATACTTTACTACTTGAGCTTTGCTCCCAGTACACGTTGCGAAATGGTTTATTTCTTGCATCTTGCTTAGTTGTATCACGGCCAGTGTTAGGCTCTACCAAATGGTAAAGATCAACCCAGTCATCATAAGAGCCTTTATCGTACAAGCTCTTAACAGTTTCAGATACATTCTCAATACCAAACTGCTCAACAACTTGTGATACTGTTTTACGGTAAGAACGTGAGAAAGTGTTTACTACTCCCTTTGCGTTGTTACCAATACGGTATTCACCTTGAGTAAATGTTTGTGCGAAAATGACATCTTCAAAATCTTCAAATAAAGCTATTGGCCCTTGACCAAATAGGATAAGTTCAGCGTAAATCTTTGGTAATGCGTCATAGATGTTTGAACGTGTTAGCACCACATTCATTCTTTTTTTAACGGTATCTAACCAGAGCTTGACGCTTTGCATCTCTTGGACTTCTGGGTTAGGTGATTCTAAGTTAAACCAAGGACGAGCAGGTGAGGTAAGACCTGACATCATACCAGAGGCTAGAACTCGTAAAGCTAGCTTACCAGTGTTATCAATGATCTTACCATTTTTTTTGCCACCCTCGTTTGTCTTGGACAATAACCATCTTCCAAGTCTTGGTAAGATGTACTCTGCTAACTCTCTGTGATGAGCTTCAAAGCTATTGTATTCTTGGTCAAGACCTGAAATGCGAGCTTTATACCTTTTGAATTGTGCCGCATTTAGATTCATAATTATTCCCCTAATGCAGTTTTACCAGCAGTTCTTGCTTCTTCCTCTTTGCCTAGAGGGCCAGTGAGAATAGTGGATTGACGACCAAAAGACTTTTTCGCCTGATTACGTTGATCTCTTTTAGCTTTTCTTGATTCCTCAGAGACTTCCTTGTTAGTAGTTTCAACAGGAGGTGGAGGAGGTGTAGGAATAGGAGGAGGAGGTGTAGGAGGTGTACACATAATTTACCTTGTTTTAATTGCAATTATTCAAGTTTTGTGTCCTCGTCAATTACAATTCTACTCAAGCGTTTATTTTTTGCAACACCTTAATTATCAAATGGGTCATAATCGGTCTCACAATGATCGTGTGTGCCTAATTCATCTGTCTTCTTGGCTACTGGATGGGCGAAGGTTAAAGCTAACGCATCTGCCTTATTTGGCGATGGTATGCCTCTTTTCTTCATGTCGCTTTTCTTCTCAAGTTGTACCATGCCTTCTAATCTTGGTACAGTTTCAGGGCCAATCAAATCATTGCATAACTCATCGTCATCTTCAATAGCTCCTCCTTCTTGTAGCCATTTTTTCATTAAACCCCACATCTCAGCTCGCTTATTAAAAAACCCACGAGTAGCACTTGCTTCCGCAAAGCTCACAAGTATCCAATCCCTACCCATCGCTTCACCTGCGCTTTTAATTCCAGTACCATAACCCAAATCAATAAACACTGCATCAGCTTTGTATTTGTCCTCATAGTTTGCAACAATACCAGCAATCACAACATCATTGTCATTCTTTGGAATAGTCTGCAATAACTGTGATGCTAAGCCTTGACGCATTACAATCTCTAAAGTGTCATCACCTTCCCATGCAGGATCAACACCTATCACTACTGGTGCAAACTCGTATTGATGTTTGTGTAAGTGTCTGCCTTTTGCTGCTTGGACTAGATCATCTGAAATGAACTGTTTGATAGATTGTTGAGGGAATACACCACGTACACGTACTTTAACAAAGTCTGAGTCTTCGCCATAATCATCAACCCACTCTTTCAGCTTCTTCTTGTTGGTGATCTGCACATCACGAGAATCAATGAAACGAGTTGACCATCTCTTGCGGAATTTGCTGAAACACTCCCTGAAACGTCCAGTGTTACGTGTGGGGTTTCCAAAGGCAAACCACATAGGTTCACCGTCTGTCATACCACCTTCTGCTACTTCCCAAATCTTATCTGGTATTGCAGAGGCTTCATCAAAGATGTAAAATGATGTGGCGGTTGCTGCGTGCTGTCCTGCAAATGATTCTGTGTTTTCCTCTCTACATGTTTGACCATCACAACGCCAGTCTTCTTTGTGTTCTGGGTGGTAAATGTTCATGTTACCTTTACCGTTGTTGTATTCAAACCAATGTCCAACGATACATTTTTTAAGCCATTTACCAAGCTCAGCCCATGTTTTAGTTCTTAATTGTTCAGATGTGTTTGCTGTTACAGTACCCTTTGAGCCTGGGCGAGTTGACATGATGAATAGAGTTATCCATGAAGTCAGTGTTGATTTACCAATACCATGACCAGAAGATACGGCTTTCATAATTGCATCAACTGGTGTCCTACCATCAAATCCATTCTTTCTAATGTCCTTACCCCATTCATCTAAGAACTGACAAGACCACTCATCAGGGCCATACTCACAGTTGAAGCGTGATTTGTAGGGTTCTTCTAGCTTTACGAGTTGGATTGTTCTATCAGATTTCCACGGAAAAGAATACATTACCCAACCCAGAGGGTCAGCAAAGAATCTTCCCATGTCTTTTTGTAATGCTAATTCGTATTTGATGTTGTCATTTTCCATAGTTTTACACGAGAATTTGTCTTAGGGTCGCTGTAAAAACAAATAAGTTTTGTTTAATCATCATCATTTTCCTCTTCAATTCCTGATTGCTGACGAGCATTAACGATGTTATCCCAAGCTTTTCCAGTGTGTTCAATGGTTTGTTTAGTTACCTCAGTGCGCCCAAAGTTCATAGAAAGCAGAGATAATGGGTTTTTAGATTTGTTTGTAATCGCATTTTCTTCAAGGAAAAGTTCACACATAGCCTTCCCGCGCGTTACAATCGGAAGAAACTCATCCTTTTTATTGTAGTCTAACAAAGCCCTAGTGGACATCCCTAAGTGAAATGCAAGCCCACTTACCGTCGGCGGACGTACCCATACCTTATGCTTGTCAT